TCATATCATCTACAGATATCAAATCACCATTCTTCTTTCTCCAGTATACTATATTACTCTCCATAATTATATATTGTCTTGTTCTAAATAATAAGCAACACTGTCTAATGTTGTAATCTTAATTAAATTGTCTTCTGCATCTCTTATCTCCACTTGATTATAATCAAGCAATTGAATGTAATACGTTGTTTTTGGATGATATAAATTATACAAACCAACAAAACAGACTATCATTCCTATAATAGACACTATTTGAATAATTTTAATTATTTTCATAATATTTAATGTATTTAAAAAGAGCCCTATATATAAATAGAGCTCTTAATGATTAAAGAGCAATTGTTTTTTGAATAACATCAATAACATCTTGTTTAGTTTGATAACCTAATACATCTCCAGTAATATCTGTATCATATGTAATACTCCAATCATCATCACTACCTGGTACAAACTTAACAATAGCTATCTCAAACTCATCATCACTATTTCCATAAGAAAAAGAATGACACACTAATGATATTCCATAATCATTAGGAAACTTAAATAATATCTGCATTCCTTTATTACAAGAATTAATATCTATTATATAAGAAGTAAAATCTTTAATTGTATTCATAATTGTATTTGTTTTAAATGTATTCATAATATATAAAATATAAAAGAGCCTAATTAAAGGCTCTTATGATTAGTTACTCAGATAAGGAATACATTTCTCTATTAATATTCTCTATTCTAACTAATAAAGCATTAGTTAATTCTTCTATCTCTATTATATCAAATCTAATATTAGAAGAATCAATACTAAAGTCTTTAATATATGAAGAGATACGATTAATATCTTTAACTTGTTGTTCAATTGTTGCCATAATGCTATATGTTTTACAGTGATTTTGTTATTTTTTGATTGTTTGTTGTCCCATTTTATTACGTGATGGGTTACACATTACCCCTTTCACACTCTTCTACAAATACAAATATGTATTCCTTTAACAATGTGTTAACAATAAATGTAAGAATACTTCCTACATAAACATACAAAAACAATAAAAACTATTGTTTTGACCCCTACCAGCAGAAAGAATTATTTTTCTTCCTATATATATAGGACAACATTAATAAAAACATTGTCCTATGTATAATGCTAATATAATATCCCACCCAAAGATATATATCCCACCCTTATATATAATAACAATAGCAAGCCCAATTAAGGACTCGCTATTTTACTAATTAGAATGAAGCGTTAGTTAGTGCATTAATAGCACTCTCACTTAAGCCTGCTGATGTAGCTTGCGTTTTGATTGTTTGTGCAATCTCAATGTCAAGCAATGCACTATCAGCGTGAGCTTGTGTAATTTCAGCTTTAGTTTTGAAAGCACTAAGAGCTGTTAATCTTTCAGATGTTATTTCAACACCATTAGCGTCAACCTTAGCATTACCACTATCATCTAATGAACCAATCATTTTAGTTTCAGCAATGCAAAAGAATGGAAAAGTTACTTCTTCATTCTTAGTCCAAGCTAATGCTTCCATTTGACGTTTGTGTAAGTGTACTCTAACACCAAGAGCTGTGTATCCACTAAAATTTCCATTTGCTGTAAAAGCACCATTGTTAATCACGTAATTTTTCATTGTTTTTCTATTTTAAATTAATGTTTATATTCAGGAATATTCCCTGTTTGTTGAGAAGGTTTTGGGATGGATGAGGATTTTTTGTATAAATTAATGTACCCCCCTACACAGCAACTAGGGGATAGGCCCAACTTCTGATTTGTTATGGGGGGTTTTGGTTGGGATAGGTATACTCTCCTATATACACCAGGGGTCTAAAATTTTGGGAAAAAATTTTTCTTGCCCATGTGAAAAATATGTTATAATTTTGGAGGGTGGGTGGGTTGAGAGAATAAAAACACTTTTATATATTCTTTGTATACATAAGAAATAAAATATTTGTTTATTATAATATTATTTTATATACCTTTGTATAAACCAAATAGATTATGATTGTACAAAGATTTAAAAGAAAAGAGAAAGATGTATTTAATACAGCATTAAAGTATTATTCTATATTGTTTAGTGTTAATGGTATTAATGTAACAGAAAGAGAAATTCAATTAGTTTCTTTTATTGCTGTTAATGGGAGTATATCATATAAACATGTTAAAGAAGAATTCTGTAAAGAGTTTAATACATCTAATGCCACAATTAATAATTTAGTTAGCAGATTAAAGCAACTAGGAATATTAATTAAAGATGATGGCAAAATAAAAATACTTCCAGCTATACAATTAGATTTTTCTAAGAATATTGTTTTACAAATTACATTGGAGAATGAAACCACCTAATATGCATATTAAGGATTATCTTATTAAGAAGATTGCAGTTAATAAGGTGATTGAAAATAAACTCATTGCTGAGAAGATTATTCATAAAGTTATTGCTCATCAATTTGATTCTGCTAATGATGCTATACATAAATATAATAGTGTAGAATTTTCTGGATTTGGTAAGTTTATGTTTAATATGAGTAAAGCTAAAAAAAGAATGATTATATTTGAATCACAAATAGCTCATTTTACAGATTTCCTAAATGATGAAACTCTTTCCCCTACAATTAGAAGAAACGCAGAAATGAAATTAGCAACAGCTATTGATAATAGAACAAAACTAAAACCAAAAATTGATCATGGGAGTGATACAACAAATAATTGAAGGATGGGGTAACCACCTTCTTCCTCGTAAAGAGCTAGAGTTAGTTATAGAGCAAACGAGTAAAGAGAGAATGGAGATATGTAACAATTGTGAATATGTGTCTACAAAGCACAAAACATTAAGACTAGATGTACATTGCACAGATTGTGGATGTACATTAGCTGCTAAGACAAAGTGCCTTTCTTGTAATTGCCCTAAGAATAAATGGACAGCTGTAATTTCTCAAGAACAACAAAATATAATTGACAATGGAAAAGAGTAATGTTAAATTGACAAAAATCCCAATTGAATATTTATTAGAAATATTAGAAACATTATATAATGAGGGATATGATTATTTTGATCTAGAAGGAATTATTGATCCAGATAAAGAGAAGGATACAATTAAGATTACAGTTTCAGAAGATTATCTTACAGAAGAAGATGAAAATAAATTAGATGATTATGAACAGCTATTATAAAAGGAGTGTTAATGTATTAAATAAACTTAACACAATAATTCCAAAACAAACACTTGGTAGACATTTAGCCACAGCTCTAGATGATCATCAAATTGAGAATCTAAATGACAAAGAAATATTTAATATATTAAATGATTATTTAATAGAACTAGAATCAGATGTTCCTCATTGTGAGGATTTGGAAGAAATTCTTAAACAAGGAATGAATTTAAATTCTGAGTATTTAATAGAAGAAGAATAACTACATTATGGCAACAGCAAAAAAAGCTTTATTAATAGAATATGAATTAGAGTTTCTTGAGAAACAATTAGCAGAGCTAAAAGAATATATAGAGGCTAATCCTTATTCTACCCTTACAGATAGAATGCAATACAAAGAAACAAAGAATGGAGGAATGGTTTCTGTATGTGTAGCTAATAAGGAATCACAAAGAAAAGACTTGACACAAGCTCTTAAAGACTATGCTGAGATTCTTAGAACAGTGGATTCTATGAGAGAGAAGCAAGAAGCTAAAGCAGTTCCTGTAAGAGGAGATGTACAGCTTGGGAGTATGGCTGAAGATTTCCTAAAAGGACGTAAATAATGAAACTACATAATATAGAATATAAGGATTGGTTTATTAATCAAGGGCGTATTCCAGATGAAGGTTCTGAGGAATATAGAGAATTCTTTAACTTCCACAAGGAGTTATGTATGAATGGGGCTATGATGGATGGACAATTTATAAATCCTTTTCTATATTGGCATTTAAATATTTGGCATACAGAGGTAGATATTATTGATGAATATGGACGTATTAATCAGAAATATGCCAACCCCCTGCTTAGGGATAATGAGTGGCTAGTAACAAATGAAATAGATAGAGCACACAAAGAAAAGAAAGGCCTAGTTATATTAGGTATTAGACGTTTTGCTAAATCAGTGTTAGAAGCTAGTTATATAGGACAGGGAGCTACATTTGATGAAAACTCACAGAATATTATTGCAGGACTGAATGCACCAGATATAAAGCTTATTACAGATAAGATTGATAAAGGACTTAACTTTATTCCTAAAGCCTGGAGATGGCAAAGAGTGGAGGATAATTGGAAGAACCAAGTTACATTAGGGATCAAGACAAAAGCAGGAGAGAGAATCCCCTTTTCTCAGATACTTATTCGTAACTTAGATGGGGGTAATAATGAGGAAGCTATTGCAGGTACAAAACCTAGAAGACTTATTATTGATGAGATTGGTAAAGGAAGTTTCCTTAGAGGACTACAAGCAGCAACACCTGGATTTACTACACCATTTGGATGGGGATGTTCTCCAATTCTTACAGGCACAGGTGGGGATATGAAGATGTTTATGGATGCTAAGAGTTTAATGTTTGACGTTGAAAACTTTAACTTTCTTGAATATAATAGTGCTAAAGATTCTTCAAAAGTACATGGTTTATTTATATCACATAAATATAGAATGGAAGCTAAAGAACAATCTTCTTTAGGAGCATTCTTAAACAAACCAGAAGGGTCTGCATTATATCAAGTTAATATGATGGTTAGTAATGAAGAGCTAGCTACAAAGATTACAAATGATAACCTTGACAAGCTTAAAAAAGCTGGAGATAGAATAGCATATTTAAAAGAAAAAATGTATTATCCTCAAGAAGTGGATGATATATTTCTTAATGAAGATACAAATATATTTGATATTGAAGCAGCTAAAAGACAGAAGTTCAGACTGTTACAACAAGAAAGAACAGGAACCTCTGTAGTGTTATATGATGATGGTGATGGAGTTAAACATACATTTTCTGATAAACTACCAATATCAAATTTTCCATTAAAGAGCTCTGATCAAAAAGATGCTCCTGTAGTTATATATGAATTCCCTGTAGAAAATCCAGCATATGGACTTTATGTAGCAGGAGTTGACCCTTATAGACAAGGTAAATCTGCATATTCAAGTTCTCTTGGTTCTGTGTATATATACAAGCGTATGCATACAATATCAGGAGAGAAATACCAAGATATGTTTGTTGCTTCTTATTGTGCTCGTCCAGATAAGAAAGAAACATGGGAAGAACAAGCACGATATTTGATTAAGTATTACAATGCTAGAACATTGTGTGAGAATGATGAGATATCCTTTATAGATTACATGATAAGTAAAGGAGATGCACATTATTTAGAAAGACAACCAGATTGGTTAAAAGAAATAGTTCCTAATACAACAGTGAGAAGGGATTATGGAATACATAGATCTGCAGAAAAAATACGAGACTTCTTGCATGGATGTTTAAAAAAGTATACAGAAGAAGTTGTACATACAGAGAAGGATGAAGATGGAAATACAATATCTGAAACCAAAGGAATGTCAAAAATATTTGACCCAGTTCTTTTAGAAGAAATGATTCAGTATAATGAAGATGGTAACTTTGATAGAATTATCGCAGCAGAGTTAGCAGTGGCATTAGCTATGAAACTTGATCCTATATTTGGTAAGATTGGAGACAACTCTGATTCAAGAACAAGTTCAATGGGAGTTAAAAGACAAAAAAGTTCACTCTTCCCTGAATCAAGAGGAGTGTTTAAAAGTAATAAACGTAAATTATTTAGATAAAATGGCAATAATTAGATATACAAAGGATGCTACAATACGCTATGCATACTTAAATATTTTTCCTGATCAGTTTAAAACAGAAAAGGAAAAAGCAGATGAGAGTTGGATAAAGAATACAATGGATTATTTCTCCAACAAAGCATACGCAGAGTATGTAAAGAACAGAGACACCTTTGTTAAGAACTATGACCTTGTAAAAGGTATTCTTCGTATGGAAGATTTTTACCAAGATCCTCAAGTGAAGAGTTTTACTGAAATACTACAAGATGATTTAGCTTTGCCATCATATGTAAAACATTATTCTATTATTACTACTCCTATTAATGAACTTGTAGGAGAGATATCTAAAAGACCAGATACATATAGAGTGAAAGCATTTGATGATGATAGTAAGGCAGAAGAACTACAGTTTAAAACTGATACTCTTCAGAACTACATCATTACAAAAGCAAAACAACAAATATTAGAGAAGGCAGCTATAGAAGGACAAGAACTAGAAGAAGAGCAATTAGAACAAATGACAATGGAGCAAGTTAAAGATCAACTTGATTCATATACATCTGTAGCTGAGAAGTGGGCTAACCATATTCTTACCTGTACAAAGGCAGAATTTAATACAAAAGAAAAATCTGAAGATGCCTTTAGAGATTTGCTTATATCAGCAAGAGAATTTTACCACATATATGAAGACAATTCCAAAACTGGGTTTAACATTGAAGTTGCCAACCCAAAAAACACTTGGTTTCTTACTACTCCTGATAGAAAATGGATATCAGATCCAACTGGTAGAGCTCAAGGAGCCTATGCTGCTGGTACAGTACAAGTTATGGAGCTTTCAGAGATCATTGAAAGCATACCAGATCTTACGAAAGAGGAAATTGACCACTTACGTTCATCATTACAAGACTATGGACTGATTAATGTAAGAGAGTCTAACTTAGGAAACCCTAATGCCACTCCTGGTCAAGACTCTGTACAGTATGATACATTTGACCCATTAGTACTTCAAACTAGAATGATTATAGAATCAGAAATGAAGGAAAACAATGATGGACTTAAAGATTTTTTAGGACTAACAAATAACGTTAGTTCATTTGGATATAAGTATGTTGTAGTTAGAAGTTATTGGATAAGCAAAAGAAAAATTGGAAAGCTTATTTATGATGATGAGATGGGTAATGAGCAATCTATGCTTGTTGATGAGAATTATAAATCAGGAACTATTCCTACACAGAAGTCATTAGAATGGGGATGGATAAATGAATGGTATCAAGGAATTAAAATTGGTCCAGACATCTATCACATTAAACCATATAGACTTTTAAATTATTGTCCTATCATAGGAACAACATATGAAGTGAAGAATACAGAGGCTAGGTCAGTGGTAGATATGATGAAACCTTTTCAAGTGTTGTACAATATTTGTATGAATCAAATGTACAAACTTCTTGAAAAAGAAATTGGTAATGTAGCATCTGTTAATATACGAAGAGTACCAAGAGTAAAAGATGGAGATGCACAAGATGATATTGATATTTGGGAATTAGAAGCAAGGGAGCGTGGTATAATGTTTGATGATGACTCTCCTGAAAATACTAAAGCTCCAGTAACAAATCAATCTGTTGCTAGAAACGTAGACCTTACAAGAACTAATGAGATTCAATCTCGTTATAACCTAGCCATACAATTAAAGAATGAGTGTTGGGAACTAATAGGTATGTCTAAACAGCGTTTAGGAAGCATCTCTGCTTCTGAAAGTGCTACAGGTACAAATGCTGCTATACAACAGAGTTACTCTCAAACAGAGCCTTTATTTGTAGCACACGAATATGTTCTTGGTCAATTATACCAAGCCATTATTGATTCTGCATTATACATAGAGAGTTCTAAACCACAATCAACTATTTCTTATGTAACTAATGAAGGAGAATCTGCATTTGTACAAGTGAATGGTTCTGATATTAAATTTAGAGACTTAAAAGTATTTACAACTAATAGACCTGAAGATACACAGATGTTTAATGAGCTTAGACAACTTGCACAACCTTTCATGCAAAATGGTGGAAGCTTGTACGAAGTGATAGAGCTTTACAGCACTAAGTCTATGAGACAAATGAAGAAAGTGTTTAGAGATTTTAGAGATAAACAAGATGCTATGCAACAGCAAGCACAGCAACTTGAGCAACAAAAAGTTGAACAACAACAACAAATTGCTCAAGCTCAAATGCAACAACAAGTTCAATTGCAACAAGAGCAACAAGCCCATGATGATTATCAAAAAGAACTTGATAGGCTTTCTAAAAAAGAAATTGCTATTATTCAAGCTACAGGATTTGGTAATGTAGAATCAGAAGATATAAATGCTAACGCTATTCCTGATGTACTAGAAATGAGTAGACTTGCTCAAGACCAAGATAAAGCTACAAAAGATTATGGCATGAAAATGGCAGACATACAATCTAAGAACAAACAAGCTAATGATAAGTTAGCTGTAGAAAGAGAAAAACTACAAGTAGCTAGAGAAAATATGGCAAATGACTTAGCTGTAGCAAAAGAGAATGCAAAAGGACGAGCAACTAAGAAAAAATAACAAAAAAAGTTAGAAATTAAGAAGAATAAAAAAACATAATGCTATATTACCCAACAATAATAAAGGATATAGCAGTATTTTCTTTTGTAATTAAAATAACTATTATAGTTTTACATAGAATAAACCAATTATTAAATACAACTACATATGGCAACTGAATTAGATAACCTCTCAATGAGTAACTTTAGTATTCAAGATACTATGGAAATGGGTGCTGGTAATCAAGAATTATTAGAAGGACTTTTTTCACCAGAAACAGCTTCTTCAAATCCTGATGATGTTACTCCTATTATTAGTGAAGTACAAGATCAAGAACCCAAAGCACCACCTGCTGTTCCAAAAGGAAAAGAAATAACTCCAACAGAAGATGATGATAGCGATGAGAAAAAAGCTCAATCAGCTATTTCTAATTTCTTAGGAGATAATACAGATGATGAAGAAGAAGAGGATACAAAAATTGTAACACCTGCTGCTAAAGCTGACTCAGAAGAGTCTACAAATGAAGATACAGGAAGTACACAATTCTCAGCACTTTCTAATGATTTATTTAAACTAGGAGTGTTCACTAAAGAAGACGAAGATGATGAAGCACCAATTTCAACTCCTGAAGAATTTTTAGAAAGATTCAATGTTGAGAAAAGAAAAGGAGCTTCTGAAATTGTAGAAAACTTTATAGGACAATTTGGAGAAGATTATCAAAATGCTTTTGATGCCATATTTGTAAAAGGTGTAGACCCAAAAGAATATTTTGGAACATACAATCAAGTTGTAAACTTTGCTGAAATGGATTTATCTCAAGAAGCAAATCAAATCTCAATTATGAGACAAGCATTAACTGATCAAGGATTTGATGCAGAAGATGTAGGAACAGAAATTGAAAGATTACAAAACTATGGTGATTTAGAAAGCGTTGCTACAAAACATCATAAAGTGTTAGTTAAAAAAGAAGCACAAAAATTGCAAAGTATGCAATCAGAAGCAGAACAACAACTAGTACAAAAACAACAAATAAAACAACAGTATATTAAGAATGTTCAAGATGTACTGCAAGATAAATTAAAAACTAAAGAATTTGATGGTATTCCATTAAATCCTAAATTAGTAAATGAATTACAAGATTATCTATTAGTAGATAAATGGAAAACTCCTTCAGGAGAAACCCTTTCAGATTTTGATAGAACTATTCTAGATTTAAAAAGACCTGAAAACCATGCAACAAAAGTTAAAGTGGCTCTACTATTAAAGATATTAGAAAAAGACCCTACACTGTCAACTATTCAAAAAACAGGAGTGTCTAAACAAACAAATCAATTGTTCTCAGAAGTTGCTAGACAAAAAACAACTGCTAAAACTGGAACAACTGGTACAAAGTCAACTGGTAATTCTTGGTTCCAATAAAATAATTTAAATTAATAATAACTCAAAACGATTAATAAAATGTCAATTCAAACTATTCCTGGATTAACTGGTTTTACTTACGCTCGTGTTGCCTCTATGGACAAACGTGCTGTTGGTAAATTAACAGATTCCAACCACTTAGAGTCTTTTCACTCTACAGAACCTGCAGACTATGATAAAAAAATCATTAGCTTGTACACTCAGAGCTCATTGTACAGCAATGATTTCTTAGATATGATTAACAAGAGCACTCCTTATTACATTGATAATAATAGTGATTCTTGGAAATGGGATATTCAAGTTCCTTACAAATTCCCAAAAATTGTTGATATTCCTGCTACCTTAACTGCTATCTTAGAATTAACAGGTAAGCCAGGTATTGATGGTCAAGAATTTCAATTAGTATTAGATACTAATGAATTTTCTAAAAATGCAATCGTATCTGTAGGATCTCGTCAATATGGTCCTCGTTTCTACGTAGTGAAAGACCCAATTATGTGGAATGCTGGTTTCTTGTATTCATTTACATTAGTAACTGACAATCCTATTGTTGATTTTGTAACTTCTACATTCTTACAAGTAGGTATTGAATTAGAATTAGTTGATGCTGCTATTGGTGAGTTTGATCAAGACTTACTTGGTTTACCAAGACTTGGTGAAAAAATCACAATGTTTGAATCTTTAGGATCAGCATATGGTTATGAGCACAAAATTACAGAATGGGCTGATGATAAAATGATGAGAGATGCTTCAGGTAAACCTCTTGATATTTTAGTATATGCTCCACAAAGACGTAACCAATTACCTTTAACTCGTAATGATGTTAAATGGGAGCCATTTATTGAGTTCTGGATGCGTAAATCTATGATTGAACTTAAAGTTAAACGTATGATTTGGGCTAAGCCTGGAACAGTTAAAACTAATGGTTCTAAACAAGAATTGAAACGTACATCTGCAGGTGTTTACCACAGAATGCGTAACAATGGAAACTTGGTACAATATAATAGAGGAGAATTCTCTGCTAACTTGATTCGTTCAGTATTTGGAGATTTGTTCTACAGAAGAGTGGATGTAAAAGATAGACGAGTTAAAATGTACACTAATGAAGCTGGATTCGATGTATTCCAACAAGCTTTGAAAAATGATGCATTAAATTCTGGTCTTACTTTTATGGCTGACTCTGGAAACAGATATATGCAAGGAGAAGGACAACACATCACTTACAACTTTGCATTTGATGCAATGGTTACACGTGAGACTGGTCGTGTTGAACTTATTCACTTGAAAGAACTAGATTTACCACAATCTAACTTAGAGTTTGGACAAAACAAAAAATCTACCCCAGTATTTATGGTGTTTGATGTTTCTCCAATGTCTGATGGATCAATGGTGAATAACATTAGAGAAGTACGTATGAAAGGTGCTCCTTCTATGACATGGGGATACATTGATGGTACACGTCACCACTTAGGGTTTGCAAAATCTCAAGGTATGTCAAGTGCTAACAAATTCCCAGGATACGAAATCTGGATGAAAGACAGATGTGATGTATTTATTGAAGATTTGTCAAGAACTGTGTTGATTGAGGAAATCCCACAATTTTAATAATAACAGTAGTTACTACGCCAAGAAGAATAATAACTTATATCAAGTTGTAGGCGTACCAGAGTAACTCATCTATCTGAGAAAGATCCCCTCGTACCCACTCCCTCCTAGAGGGGATTGATCTCAAACAGAGTGATGAATACTAGACTCCATGTCTGTATTGCATTCCCTTCGATGGGAACATTCTGCAAAATATAAAACCAAACATTAATTAAATAACTACATTTATGGGCAAAGTTGGAAAAATATCTACTCTTAAGAAAGAGTATACAACTTCACAATTACAGACAATGCAAAGTAATCTTGCATCAAAAGGTATGACAAGAATTCCTGGAACAGGAGTATTTAAATATCCTTACAAAGAGTTAGATGGTCAGTATAGAACAGGACTAGATCCAAATGCTTCTTACATTAGAAGAATTGGTGATCAAACAGAAAGAGAGCTTGAAGTTGAAAGAGTAACAAAGCTACGTGCTAAATTAGAAGCTGCATTAGGAGATATTGATTTAGGACCAAGATCTAAATTTTGGAACTATGGACTTTCTACTTCTACAGAAGATTATAATCACGTACAATCTGTAAAACTATTAGATGGTGATAATTTCTTTGATCTTTCTATTCCTTTTCAAGAATTAGCTTTTTCATGGTTAAGAGTACATCCAACTATTGCAAGTTCATATCAAGCTTGGGAAAGAGGTGATTTTAGTGCAGAGACACAGTTTTATGTTGTTGATGACGAAGTTGAAAGTGGAATTATCTTTAAGAAAAAACAATTGATTAACAAAGCTATTGTTAAATTTGATAGTATGACTCCTGAGAAAAAACGTAAAGTTGCAAGACTTTTAGGACTTCCAGTTACAGAGGATACTAAAGAAGAAATTGTTTACAACCAAGTAGATAATATATTAAAACAATCAGAGTTTAAAACTGGTTCATTCCAAGGATTAAATCCTGTAGAAGTGTTTAATAGATTCGCTGATATGAAAGAAGCATTGCTCCATATTAAAGATTTAGTTAAACAAGCAATTACACATTCTATTTATAGAGTTAAACCAAGTGGTAAAGTTTATGAAGGAGAATTTGAAATTGCTAAAGATGAAGAAGATTTAGTTAAATTCTTAATCGATGATGATAACCAAGATGAATTACTCACTCTTGAAGGAAAATTAAAAACTAAAAAATTAGCTGCTGTTTAAGTGGCTAGTTTTTAAAAATATAAAAAATGATTTCAGTAGATAGTTTATTATACAAAATTGATCAAAGATTAAATAAGCTATCAACTAATGAGCATCAACAGATTCAGCTTGAAGATAAAATCTTAGCCCTTAATGAAGCTCAGATTAAGTTGATAAAGCAAAAGATTGATAACATTAGCACTGTTAGTCAAATGGGACTTGACTCATTTAAGAAACGTTATGAAGACTTACAAAGTCTTATTATAGCATATAATGATGGAGAACTTCCATTAACATTAAAGAATGAAGAACTAAATCAGTGGAAAGCTAACATACATGTTTTAGAACCTAAATATATGTTTTATATAGACTCATATGTTTTAGCTGATAAAGGGATTTGTAAAGACAGAAAGATTTGGATTAACAGAGATTTAGCCAAACATGGTGATCTTCAGTTTATTCTAAATAACACACATTACAAACCTTCATTTGAATATCAAGAAACATTTAACTTTCTATCCTCAGATGAGATAAGCATATTTACAGATGGTACATTTACACCAACAAAAATATGTATAAGTTATATGAGATATCCAGTTTACATTGATAAAACAGGGTATGTTAAATTTGATGGAACAGATTCTACAGATGTAGACTGTGAATTAGAAACATATCTAGAAGATGAGTTGTTAGACTTAACAGTACAAAACTTAGCAATGTTTACAGAAAATCAAAGTGCAGTACAAAATGCACAATATAGAATACAAACAAACGAATAATTTTAACTTAATAAATAAATAAAATGGCTGATTTTTCATTAACTACTGTATTTGTTGTCCCAAAAGATGAGGCAATAGCGAGTACTGGTAACACGCAAGATCTTACTGCTGGAAAAGTAGGATTCTTTAAAAGCGACTATGCTGTAGCAACAGCAGGTAACATCGCAGCTTCTCCATATTTTTATGTGGCACAAGGAAGAGAAAACACGTATTTACAAGGAACAAAAAGATCTGACAAGATCAAAGGATGTCCTTCAGGTTCAGGTTGTAATTCAAATATTACAGAATTTTACAAAGTATCTGGTTGTCCAACACCTGTAACTCAAGTTACTGATGTTGATGGATGGAATGTACATTGTGGTGATGTTGTAACATTAACACTTCGTGCGCACTCTTCTTACTTAGATACATTGTATTTCAATGGATTTACACGCTCAGTAACTGTACAAGCTCCTTGTTGTGATTGTGGTGGTGATCCTTGTGATACAGTAGATGTACCTGCATTAATTGATGCATTTATTGCAAAGCTTACACAACAAGCTCCTGGTAACAACCCTGATAACATTAATTTTAATGATTTTTATCAATTCCAAAGAATTAATAACGATAGTACTGCTATTCTTCGTATTTCAGGAAAACCATTAACTATCTATGGACAACCATGTGATGTTGCTGCTTTTCCTTTTGAATTTGACAGAATGTACTTTAGAACTTTTGTATACAGTGGTCCTGCAACTACAGCTGACTTTATTGTTGCTGATAATTGTAACATTGTAGCTAATGCTGTAATTACACAACGTTCTAGTTATGCTAGAGGAACTAGTGCAGAAATTATCCAACTTGAGAAAAACTTCTATAGCTACCAAGCTGGTTACCTAAAACACCTATACAGAATGGTTGGGTACAATGGTAACTTTGAATCTTGGGTAGATGGTGCTTCAACTTATGATACTTATTACATTAAATTTAATGAGTATGATAGATCAGCTTACCAATGGGGTGATTTCATTATGCAAGATTCTCAAGTTATTATTGCTGCTGTTGCTGGTTCAACTGAATCAACTGCTATTACAACAATTTTAAATGCTGCTTTAGGAACTGTTCCAGAGTCTGGAGATACTTGTATTACTACAACTTCTACAACTACTACTATCTGGTCAACTACTACAACAACAAGTACGTTGATTCCTTAAGAACTTTTTTAATAAATAATCTATACCAGAGGAGAGGATATTCCACATTCCTCTGGTATTTTTTTTTAAATTTATATGAGCACCTTACTATTAAATATAACAATTGTTCCTACCTTTGATGTACAGAGTTTATCTATATTAGATATTTCTACATATCCTAATCCAATACCATTACCTATACCAGTTTATACAATGGAGATAACAGTTCCAGGATTTGAAGCTGTTGTTGTTCCTTTTACACCATTAAGTTTAAATGTGTATTTTTCAGATACATTAGAAATAACTGAACCAGGAATTCAACAACCTCTTCCTGATGGAATATATTATTTTAAATATAGTACAGATGCACTAGGATATTCTCCTGCAGAAAGAACTATAATGCGTGTAGATAGACTTCAAGCAAGATTTGATGAAGCATTTATGCATCTTGATATGATGGAGTGTGATCAAGCTATTAAAACACAGAGTAAAGTGGAACTATCTACTATATACTTTTTTATTCAAGGATCAATAGCTGCAGCTAATAACTGTGATCCAATTACAGCTAATAAATTATATAATAAAGCTTCCAAAATGCTAGATACATTTATCAACAATAATTGTGGATGCTCAGGAAATAATTATCAAATTAACTTTCAATAATAAATATTATGGCAGCTTGCAGTAAATGTGGGACACAAGTAGGGTGTGGGTGTCAATTAAGACAAGGACTTTGTGGTGCTTGTTATTCTTTAGTACATAAAATAAAAACCTTTTGTTTAAATGTTATATCCTAAACAAACCAATTGTTCAGAAAATGGAAATATTAATTCTTTAATATCTTCTATAGACTGTAGACTTTCTAAATTAGCAAACACTATGTATAACAATACAGTGTTTATGCTAAATAAAACTATTTCTGGTACAGAAATGTTTGATTTAATACAATACAAAAGAATTCTATATTACAAACAAATCAATCCAGATTATGCTTGTAATTATTCTGTTAATATGATTACAAGTAAAGTGAAGTTACTAGCTTCTAATTGTGTAAAAAATTGTTTTGATGCCCCTCCAATAAGAGTTACAACAACTACCACTACAACTCCTTGCCCAACAACTACAACAACATCAAGTTCTACTAGCACATCAACAACTACTTCTAGTTCATCAACAAGCACTTCAACCACTACTTCAACGACTACTACAATACCAACTAGATATTATTATGATGTAAGTTTTTATGATTGTGGAAGTTGTGGAAGTGCAACAGGAGGAGGAGCTTTTGATAATTCTGAACCATTAACTGTTGGTAAATGGTATATTAATTCTGGTGGAATTGTAATTTATATTGTCTCATTTGCAAGCTCCTCTCCAGGAGTATCAATTAATAATATTTTAAACTCTTCACAACAAAGTAATTGTATAGATATAATTTGTCCTTAATTTTGTTTATTACTAGATGTAATAATTAAAACACAAATATAATCAGCATATAATACTGAAAATTAAGTTAGATTAATAAAATAAAAAATATATATAATATGTCTTGTACAAATTGTTTTAATGGATGCTCTGAAATTACATCAGATAAATGTGTAAAATATACAGGAGCAGATATTCCTGCACTAGGAATTCAAAATGGTGATACGTTACAGTTTGTAGAACAAGCTTTAGCACAATTTTTAATAAGTGCATTAGATGGCTCTGGAATTAAACCACCTATAGATCCTTCTATTATATGTAATGCTGTAAGTATTAATCTTCCTACATGTGGAGAATTTACAATTGTAGATCTTATTTCAGGATTAATTAAGTCTGTATGTGATCTTCAAGATTTAATTACTAATGTTTCAAATAATCTAGAAATTTTAGAAGGCCCTTATAGTGAAGAATGTTTGACAGTTGTAGATACAACCTTTTCTAATACTCATAATGTTCTTCAAGCTGTAATAGATCAATTATGTCAAACAGATGAATTACTAGCAACAACTATTTTAAGTCTTAATAATTATGTATTAGAAAGTGAATTAGCTAATTCAGTTGTAGCTATATTAGAAGATGAAGGGCTTATAGGATCAACAACAAAGCAATACACTAAAATGATTCCTTATGCAGCATATCCTTGGTTTGCACCAAATATAGCTGGCCTTTTTGATGGTACAGGAAAAGGAATACCTTCTGGTGAATATGAAAATGTTTATTTATGTAATGGTAATAATCCAGGAGTACCTGATTTAAGAGGAAGGGTTCCTGCAGGATTAACTAATGGTGGAATGCTTGGTCTTACAATGAATGTAGAAGTAGACCCTAGTATAAGTTTACTTAATCCAACATATGCAGTAGGGACAAGAACTGGGGTAAATTTTGTTACATTAACAGAACCCCAAATAGCTAGTCATAGTCATATAGCTACATCTGAAGTTAGTCCTAATCCCCATGATCACATTATTGGATTTAAACAAGATCCTAGAGGCTGGGGAGGAGGAGACCCTGAATTACAAAAATTAACAACAATTGATAATACAAAATTAACATCTCAAGTAGATTTAACTGTAACTACAACTCTAACTCCTACAGGTCAAAACCAAGCACACACTAACACACAGCCTACAATAGGTTGTTATTATATAATGTATATACCAGCATAATATGTTTACAGGGTTTATAAAATGTGATTGTAATGGAGTGTGTATAGAAGTTGATCCTTTTGTATGCACTACTAGTACATCAACAACAACCTCTTCTACTAGCAGCACTACAACTACAAGTACCACTGTTGCGTGTAATAGATGGCAATATAACTATCTTTCTTTTACTTGTACTCTTTGTGAAATTATAGAATATGGTTCTTTATATAACTCAAACCCTTTAACTTTAGATAACTTTTATCAATATGGAGATATAGTTATAACGCCATATGAATATCTAAGCTGTGATACAGGAATAAGTGATGCATCTATTCCTGATGAAGGAGTAACAACTTGTGAAGAAATTGATTGTATTCCTACTACAACCACTACTACTACACTAAGGCCAATAATATGTAAAGATTACGGATTACAGGCTTATTCTGGTGGAGGAAGTTGGACTGCATTAGATTGTCTAGGAGAAAGTGTAGGAGGCTTGATGCCCTCAGTAGGCGATACTATCTATACAGGGTGTATAGATAGTATTACATTAAATATAATAAATGGTGAAATAAAGATAGAAACCGATTGCTAAACCAATAATAATATGACAGTATATATAACATTAACAACAGCAGGAGCAGATAGTGGTCCTTTTAATTTATATTCAAATTTAGATGCATTTATAGTTCCTTTTGAAGTGGGCGTAGATAAAGCTAGTCTAGAGGCAGGGTATTCTTCTTTATTAGTTCCAGACTTTACAACAATAGTTAGAGTAAAATCAACAGCACAGTTTTGTATTAACTATGTTGATATAACATTAGCAGAACCCCCTTGTGAAAGACCTGAAGGATTAATTACTAAATACTTTAATTGGCAGTACATACCTGATGGTGGTCCTACATTCTTTTTTACAGATTCTCTAGTTAATGCTTGTTTAGCATCTACAGAATATAATACAAATATTCCTTCTGGAATAATGGTTGCAAAACCTGGGCAATTAGCTTCTTTTAATGTAGGAGAAACAGTTTATTTAGATGTAGCAACTGATTGTACATTAATAGAAGATGGTTTTTATATAACAGATTTAGTTACACAGGAAATAACAGAAATTGTTGGAGGTGTAATTATTAGTATAAGTAATTGCCCTGCTACCACAACCACAACTACTACAATATAAAACTCTAAAGTTTGTTGGTTTTCTTTGAGTTTACTCTCAGGTAATTTATTATCTGAGAGTTTTTTATTATTTAATAATATATATTTGTTCATTCAAACTATTTTTTTTATACCTTTACGTTATTTTAATTAATACAAATTTCTTATGAATGAAAACAATGTATTGTTATATCAATTAGAAAAATTGCTATCTCAAAAAAAAAGTAAAAAGTTTTACGCTGAAAAGTTAGGTATAACTGAATATGAGGTAGATGAGCTTTTAAAAGAACTTAAAGAAAAACCAGAAGAACCAATTAAAAGTTATGAAGAGGGAAGAAAAGTAAACGTAGAAAAAGGTACAATAGAAAGTACAATAATTACAGATTACAATCCTAAAGATGATATTGAATTAGCTAAACTACATAAAATAAATTTAGACAAATACGTAATTACAAATTATTGGTCTAAAATGCTTCCTTCAGGAAAATTTACTTCTTCAGTATTTAGCAAATTAATATGTGATGATGATATTATTCGAAAAGATTTAACTGAAGACATTAAAGAAATTTTTTCTAAAACAGAAAAGTTTTTTGGAAAAGTAAAATATCAAGAATCTAATAAAGCTTTATTTGTATACATAGCAGATGATCATACTGGGATTGATTTTAAAGAATCTTTATTTGGAAACCCATATACAGGAGATATATACCATAATCGTTTAAAAGAATTAGCTAAACAAATTATATCTTTAGATTATGTAATAGATACATTATTTATAGTTAATCTTGGAGATGAGTTAGATGGTTTTAATAAACAAACTACAAGAGGGGGACATGCATTAGAGTCATTATCAAACAAAGAACAGTTTAATATTTACACTTCTGCTAGAAAAATCTTTTATGATACTATACTAACTTCTAATTTATTTAAAGAAATTACTATAGTAAATATTAATAACTCAAACCATTCAGGTAATGACTATTCTTATATAGTAAATAAATCAATAGAGTTTTACCTAGATGCAAGGTATGATAATATAACAATTATTAATCAAGATAAATTTATAGATACTTATTCATGGGGAAACCATTGTATTTTACTTACACATGGTAAAGATGAAAAGTACATGAAATTTGGGTTTCCTTTGAACTTAAATGAAAAAGTTGATTTATGGTTATTAGATTATTCTAAAAATTTTACAAATAAATATATATCAACAGTTAAAGGTGATTTACATTCTTATTCTGTTAACATAGGTAAATCAGGTAGATATATTAATGTTCCTTCTATATGTGGAGGATCTAATTGGATAGAACATAATTATGGTTCTTCTAATGCAGGAGCATTATTAGAAATAGTTGATAAAGAAGATAAAAATATAATTTCAATACCTATTTGGTTTTAATAGTATGCACTATTTATACAGACACATAAGACTTGACACTAATCAACCATTTTACATTGGTATTGGCACTATAACTAATAAAAAATTTAAAACAATTACATCAAATTATTCAAGGGCAAACTCTAAAACACAAAGAAGTAAATATTGGAATTATATAATTAATAAAACAAATTATGAGGTAGAAATTCTTTTTGAATCAAATGATTATGATTTTATTAAACAAAAAGAAATAGAATTTATTAAATTATATGGTAGAGTAGATAATAAAACAGGAATACTGTGTAATTTAACAGATGGTGGAGATGGTGCAATAGGTTGTATTTGCTCAAAAGCGTCTAGTATAAAAAAATCTATAAACTCTAAAAAAAATTTATTAGGTAAAAAAGGAAAAAATCATCCTTGTGCTAAAAAAATTTATCAATATAATTTAGAGGGTAATTTTATTAAAGAATGGGATAGTATTATAGACACAGGGTTTAAGTGTTTAAAACCAAAAAACTCTAGTCAAGATGGAAATTATTTTTTTGCTAGAGGTTATTTATGGAGCCATACCTTTAGATTAAGTGTTGATGAATATAAAAAATTTGACTATATTACACATAAAAAAGAAATAGAAATGTTTGATTTAAATAATAATAAATTAAATTCTTTTTCTTCTACAAAAGAAGCTGCATTATTTCTTAATAATTTACATGCAAGAGGAGATATAAGTAAAGCAGCAAATGGTATAAGAAAATCTGCATTAGGCTATTTTTGGAAATATAAAAATTAAAAAATGAGTACAGGAAGAAAATTAGTATCAGATGTTAGAGCAACTCATAAGTTACTCTCAACTGATTCTTTAATAACAGACAGAGCAATTCTTAGTGAAATAAGAAACAATTCTTTATTATTAATTAAGAGAGAAACAAACCTTAGAAAGCTTTGGGCTACAGATACATTATTCACAACAATTCCTTGTTTAGAATTATGTGAAGTTCCTTTGTCTGAATGTTGTGATTATGTAGATGAATGTACAGTGGCTAGGAGCAAAGAAAAACTCCCAAGAATATCAGAAGGTAACTATCAATATGTTATTCAAGGAGTGTACTCTATTAATGCCTTAGGGGGTAAGGCTACAAAGTTTAAAGAGATATCTGTCAATAGATATACAAATCTTTTAAAACTTCCTATA